CATATAAATTGAGTGTGGTAGCGATATTCGAATGTCCAAGAATTACACTCACTGTCTTATAATCGCATTGACTTTCAATGCATCTGGTAGCAAATGTATGCCGGAGTCCATGAAACACAATGTGCGGAATATTCAGACGCTTCAAGAGCCGGGCAAAGAAATCACGGTAAGAACGGGGATCTTCCGGACGTCCTGATGTTCCTACTACAAATCGGGACGGAGATATTTTCTTTACTTCCTTCAAGGCAAAGAGAAGCTGTCTTGAGATAGGTATCTCCCGGTATGAATTTCGTGTTTTGGGAGAAGTGAAAGTCCTTTCCGTAGTTCTTGATTCGCAGTTGTATATCCTTCCTGCTGTATAACTAATGGTGATTACCTTCTGTCTGAAATCCACATCTTCCCATCGCAGGGCACACACCTCTCCAATCCTCATGCCGGTACACAGAGACAGCAGAATGCCTATATTCTTAGGAGTTGGGGATTCGGTGAGATGGCTCATCAGTATCTGTTGATGGTTTAAGGACAAAGTAGGCAAACGGTGAGATTCGGTATCTGTAGGATAGTTTATCTCCCACTCCTCATAAGGGAATAACTTATGTTTCCCACCATACTTGACTATAGATTTCAGCACCGCCACAATATCCCTTACGGTTTTTTTAGCAAGACCAGAGGAAAGCTTGTAGAGAACAAATTTCTGAACGTCGCTTTCCGATATAGCTGTCGCCGTCCCATAATATGGGAGTAAATGGGTTTGAAGGGTAAGCATATACGCGCACATCGTGGCATGCTTTATAATGGGCTGCTTCGCAGCACTCCAAATCCTGGCGACTTCTTGAAATGTTTTAGTATTCATTTCTGTTCTGATTTACATTAATTCAATTATAACCTTCTTAAAATTAACATATAAAGGCATTTCTGACATGCCCCCATTGTAATCCAACTGTCTTAAAGAGGGGACAACCTCTCCGTTATCATCAATCTCATAATCTGCAATATAGGCTAACTTCTTCGCTTCGGGGACCAATATCCTTTCATTGTCCAAAAGAGAAAACCTTTCATGATCCGGGACTGTTATACAAACCTTGCTTCCAATAGGGAATCCTTGGTTGGATTCAATGTATTCCTTTTCCAGCTGTTCCTTTTCGCCATTCAATTCTTTTAACTTTAAATTGATGGCATCTCTTTTGCTCAGAAATTCTTCCTTATTCATATCTATCTTGGTTTTGAATTAATTACTTCCGCTAAACCTCCTTAAGCTCTCCATTGACTAGCATATACCATGTGTCAGCCTTAACCTTTTCCCCATCAACTTCAAACGCCTTGACCTCCTTAATCGGGTAGGTATTACCGTTCCATTCTCCACGTTCTGCGAGGACTATCCAGCAACCTATAGCTCCCTTAGCCTTACACCCGTATCCGGCAGCAAGAGCAATGCTATCCTTGCCGGTAGCTGATGCTGCACTATAGTCGCCTGTGGCTGATGCTGCACCATAGTTGCCTGTGGCTGATGCTGCACCTTGGTTGCCTGTGGCTGATGCTGCACCATAGTTGCCTGTGGCTGATGCTGCACCATAGTTGCCTGTGGCTGATGCTGCACCTTGGTAGCCTGTGGCTGATGCTGCACCTTGGTAGCCTGTGGCTGATGCTGCACCATGGTTGCCTGTGGCTGATGCTGCACCTTGGTTGCCTGTGGCTGATGCTGCACCTTGGTCGCCTGTGGCTGATGCTGCACCATAGTTGCCTGTGGCTGATGCTGCACCTTGGTTGCCTGTGGCTGATGCTGCACCATAGTTGCCTGTGGCTGATGCTGCACCATAGTTGCCTGTGGCTGATGCTGCACCATAGTTGCCTGTGGCTGACTTACCCTTCTTCCACTTGCATTTTTCAAACGTAAACTTAACGGCTGCGTCTACAATACTCTTAATACTTAGTTCCGCTCCTATGTGGATTTTTGAGCAAGCAATTTTCGTATCATCCGTATCTACGTCCATATCGCCAGTTCCCTCAACCTCGTGAAACTTATTCATACCAACTTCGGCAGGTGGATAGTAACTGAACACGTCCAACGGATGGAGGCAGAAGTGAAATCCGTTACCGCAAGCTCTTATATCGCCTGTTTCTTCATAGTCCTTACCTTCTTCGTATTGAAAATCCCTACATGTCAAATCGGGGTTAAAACCTTTGTAGCCTTTGATTTTGACAAATTCCTTTGGTAAGGTAACGTTATCCGGCAGGTTTGCCCTAAGTACCATGTACGCCATGTAGTTGGCGTCAAATCCGGCTATCCCGGTACCAATGGCAGTGAGAAGAAATTCCTTTTCCGGATGCTCGTTAGCGTAATTCCCGAAGTTTTCTAAAAATACCAGCAGTTCTTCTTCAGTTACCTTCTGCATATCCTTGTCCAGCGTAGGAATGGCATAGGACTGACCTTGTATTCCTTCTGCC